GTAGCCAACTGTGCTAAAAAAATGCCTTCTTCTTTGCTTGATTTGCGTAGGTTGCAGCTCCGGCAGAGCACCTGTAAGTTTTCGAGGTCATGTGTGCCCCCGGACTTACGCGAGATTATATGATCAATCTGTAAGTTGTCATCAGATCCACAGTATCGACAGGTTCTACCATCACGGGCGAACACGCGCTCTTTATGCGCTCTGTACTTTCTACTGTTTAGCTTGTCTAATGCCATCCCTTGTCCTTAAAGTGTTTCCATGCTTTACATGCAGACCCATCATACCTGTGATCTAGATAGCGATGGTGCAACTGTATCTGTTGCATAGGGTTCATGTCTTTAGCAATTGGATTCTTGATTTGTAACAATCCATAGACATAAGACTTAGTAGGACTAGATAGATTACCTACTGCCTTATGATTCCATGCTGATTCTTTACTGATCAGTAACTTAATGCATGTAGCCTCTGGCTTTGACATAGTGGCATTTATGTATTTTCTAGGATTGTATTTGAAGCTATCTACTTGCCCAGTATTAGCAGCATCCATTGGTGATAATAGAGTTATCCCAATAGCGATGGCTACCGAGCGAGCTATCCGCAAGCGGCTCGCTCTGTGCCCCTTATGGGCACTAGCCCTGAGAGTACCATTCATGTCAATCTCCTAACTATAAGTGCTGGTCAGACGGCGTGTCGCTTAGTCCTTGCCCCATCCTTTGCCCTTAAAGTGAATTGGATTAGCCGTAATTATCTTTGTCATTGGTTCATTACAATACTGACATAAGACTATTGGTCGATTGTGCCATCCATGATTGATCTCTTGATTGAGATTGCATCGTTTGCATTTGTAATCGTAGGCTGGCAAGTTAAGCACTTCCTTATCATGTATGACCCACATCCAGAGCAACGGTCTATGTCTGCCTCTGTGGGTTCTTTGTCTAAGTGACCGTATTTAAGTATGAGTAGTGGCAATAGATCCTCTAATCGGATGATCGCGGCATAGTCACGCGGATCCTCACCTTGCCCGTTTAGTCGCAATACGCCGAACCCTAACTCCCCAGTGATAGATGTTCGAGCTTTTAATTGCTTCATGTACGCCAATGGTTGAAAGCCAACCCTTGCTTTGACCTCGCAGTCAAATGGCACATTAACAATGTCTTTGCCACTACCCCTTCCCACACATGCGCCTTGCCACCAAGTCGATAGGTACTCAGCTACAACTCGCTCTGTGCGGAAACCTCTGTGTTTCCTGTGTTGACTAGCCATTATCCCATTCTATTCCAGTTTCATTTGTGTTAAACAAAACAAAAAGTGACAAGAAATTAGCTGCTGGCCTTTTAACTAAGTTTTGATCATAATAGGAAATTCTTCTTACTGGAATTACAAATTTAGGATAACCGTGTTTTTCGTACAAAGCCCTTCGTTTGATCCCAGCCACCACATCTAAAGGAAGCATCAGAAGGCTAGGTTTGCCATACTTATAAACCTGAGCTATTACTTGATCCTTTAGGCTAAAAGGTGGATTAGTAATCAAATAATCAAACTGGTAGTTATCCACTTCAAGGAAATTTTTCATTCCATGGACAACTGTGTGTCCATGTTCTTTTAATGTCTGAACAAACAAACTTCTGTCAGTGTCAAAAGGACAAATGATGACACTTCTAGGTTTAGGCTGGAGTAAAGCAATTGCTTTATCTACCGTTTTTTGATCTGTGTACCATTCGTCAGAGTATGTTGAACTAGCCATTTACTGCGTGACACTTTCTGCACTGCCATGCACCAACTACAGGCTTTTCTTCCCTGATCACAATGTTTGCAACAATGTCTCTAGCTTCTGTTGGCTCATTACATAGTTGACAATTGATAATTTCTATGAATGGAATGTCATCAAAGTTGACCCATCCACCTAATCCGTCTGCATTATGAATCTCAATGTATCCCATTATGCTCTCGCCTTTTGTGGTTCCCATGTGCCTGAACTTGAGAGCTGATACCAAAGTGTTGGACACTTAGGCTCTGATCCTTGCACACCAATGTGTCGGCAGAAGTAGCCACCCCAAGCCCGGCCATTCTTCACGCCATCCTTAAACTCACGATCGCCATGCTTGCAGCTCGGCACATCCTTTGCAGTACCTAGAATCTCTGCAACTGTATTTACAGCTGCATCAATGGTCACTGGTGCTGGCACTTCTTTAATCAATTCATCTTGCTCACCAAACGGTGTAGTCCAGTAGTCTTTCTCCACTTTAGGAGCTGGAGCCTTTACTACCTTTGTCATTTCTTCTCGGCTTGCACGCTTTCCCTTAGGAGCATAACCTGCATTTGCAAGTGCTCTGCCGATCGCCGAAGTTTCACAATTCTCCAATGCAGAAGTCTGATTGACACCTCTGCTAGTAACCGTTTCCTCTGCGAGGCCAGTGGCCCATGCAACTGTGTCTGTAGCATTTTTATACAGATACGCCTTAACAATGTATCGATTTGAGTCCACAACTTCCAACTCAGTTGAAATCCTAAAATCCTTGTGATCTGCAATAAATTTTTCAAGTCTCACCTCTACTGGTTCATAGTCCGAAAGATTAAACATAAAGTAGATTCTCCTCTGTTGCTAGTTGCCCGCCTAGCGCCCCGTATGAGCAAAGATCGATCCAGTTGTCAAGGTGCTGGGCGCTTTGATTGGTTCTTGCGAGCTTGACGAGAACCATGATCCCTGCAACCTGATAGTCATGTATTGGTGTTTGTAGGTATGCACTAAGCAGCATTGCGGTGTGTTGCAAGTTGTCCGCAGGATGACCGTATGAAAGGCCACGATCAGAGATTGTGTCTGTGGCGTTGAGTAGGATGTCACGAGCTATCATTCTTGCCAAAATTCTTGTCTATTGACAGCTCGACCTCTGTGATAACCCTCGCGCTTGCCTCGCTCGTAGCCTGATTCCCAGACATGTGCATAAATAATCCATAGTGCTAGTGGTATCAGAATCACCACTATGCCTACAACTTGATTGTCAGTCATCTTGCTCCTATCGCACCAGCGCCCTCGGCTGGTGACAGGCTTAGTGTTGCACAGCCCTGCGACTATTTGTGTTTAATTTGATAACGAAACGATAACGATTCTGCTTCATCAACTGCATCGTCTATGGATCGCCTGACAGGAAAGATGTCTCGAATTAGATCATCCATAGAGTTTGCCATACACAGTAAATGAGCCATCCTTGTTAATGGGCACTAACATAGGACTTACTCTGTTCCCATGTGTCTCAATAATAGCCACGCTCATTTGCCAGTTAGCGGCCCCTGCTTTGAGATAGCCGGCCTTTTCTTTTTGCATGACATTTCCTGCTTCTACGCCCCACAAAGTCCTGTATCGGCTTCCTATGCCCTCTGTAAAGGCACTGATGCCTGCTCTATGGGTGTGTCCACAAACTACTGATTTACCAAACTTCTTGGCTAAGCCTAAAGCTGTAAGTCCAGCGTTAGAATTCATTGATCCTTCATCGCCATGAACTAAGACCCATCCGTTGTGGAACTCAAATGGTTTCTTATGAAAGCGTATCCCCAACTCTGAGAAACCCATAAAACGGGGGTAGTCAAGCTCTGGTAATCCAATGAGGCTAGGAGCTCCTCTAACGAGAGTGTGGTATAAACGATCCGTATGGTTTGATCTTGTAATATCGCTGGTGCGCAAATCCCATAGGATGTTTTGAGCCAGAGTTCGATCGGCATCTAATTGCCCTTCGTACTCTAGATGGGTGGACTTTGCCCATTTACTTTGACTTTGCATATCGAGCTCATCACCCGTATTTAGTACTAAATCAAACTTCTCTTTATTAACTAATTTGATTAGATTCTTAACTGCCTTCTCATGGTGAAATGGGATCTGTAGATCCGAGATCACTAGATAGCGTTTTTTAGTCATCATCCTCATCTTCATAATCGCCGAACCTTTCTGGATCGACTGGAGATGGCAAGATCCACGCAGGATAAGCTGTAGGCTCAATGATAATTGCTAACGCTAAATCAACATCCATGCCTGCTCTGCGCAATGCTCGATACATCTCTTGCAGGCTAATAGCCCAAGCATCAAGAGCTGTGTAAGTGTCTAGGTCTATAACCTTTTTTCTTGCCATGAGATAATTGTCACTTCTCTAGTATGCGTAAGATGGTTTCGACACGCGCTTCCAGTAAGTTAATCTGGTCGCGCATTGATGATCCGCTATTTGGCTTTAATTCTTGAAGGTAATGCTTTACTAACCATCGCACCGAGCCAATAAACGAACCAATAACGGTCGTGGCAGCAACAGCAAGAACCGCCATGTCCTGCGCAGTCATTATCGTTTAGGTGTGGCATAACCGAACACGCCTGATAGTACTGACCACAAGATTGCTCTGTAGTCTAAATCGAAATTGGTTGCTGACCAAGCTGCTAGAAATGCTCCTGCTGCAAGGATTGCTGGATTCTTTAGGTTCATAGTTTTCCGCCTAACATAGGTATTTGATAAAATTCACCCAGTAAATCAGCTTCTTTCTTAAAGCTGAAATGCACATGGTGATTGTGTTTGTTAGCCCCTGTGTACTTGCGCCACTTCCACCTAAGAATAGGGGAGCAGATTGACCCGTTAAAAATAATGTAAGACACACGCTTCTCGGATCCTTTTTTACAGGCAAGACGAATTTGATCAACAAGGTCGGGCATAAGGTCGGGCTTGGCTTTGCCGGATAAGTCACGATCGATGTCGATGGCGCGTACCCAGCCTTTGACATCTGGATTATGATCAGACTTACGAGCACCATGTCTGGTATCACCGATCCAACCATCCGATGTGCGGTCACGATCTGGGTAGGAATCATCGAACTGCTCACGGAGTTGAACTGCAGCTTTAGAGAGTTTGGGTGTCATCTATTGGCACAATCCATCTATAAGTTTCTTCATCAAAACCTGTAGCACCTTCTGGCTTAGGTGGTATAAAAACATCTTTTACAGGATCGTAGGTGAAGCCAATCCCTGCATAGTTTTTACGGATCTTTCCATTGTAGGAAGTCCGCTTGCAAACTTGGCCACGAAAGTTTCCATACCATGTTTCTGTGTCTAATCCTTCGATTAGTTCTGTTTCATCAATGCCTGTGATTACCTCAGTAACAATATTATCTTCATTTAAAAAAGCGTAGTGTGCCATTATGCCCAACTCACATTTCCAGTACCGGCTGTAATTGTAGATACTTTGAATCCACCTGCTGGCGCAGCTGTTGATCCTGTTAATCCTGCACCGATTGTAATTGTGTAAGTGTCTGGATATTTTAAGACGACAAGTCCTGAACCGCCTGTACCGCCAACCGATCCACCACCACCACCACCTGAACCAGTGTTCACTGTTCCGTTGCCACCAGTGCCACCAACGCTACCGTTACCGCCGCCGCCTGATCCACCTGATCCTGCGCTTGATGCACCATAAGCACCACCGCCGCCTGCGCGAGTAACTGAACTTCCTGTAATGGAATTAGCTACACCATTACCACCATTACCACCATTACCACTTGATGAGCTAGTACCTACGACACCTGCTCCACCGCCGCCGCCTGTTGCGTTACCGCCACTAGTAGAACC